CTACGCCGACCGCCGCCGATAGGAGTTGAGCACCATCAACTCGGCGATCGTCCAGCCGGCGAAGGCGCCGACGGTCTCCTGAGAGACCTCGCCGTTCACTCCGACGGCCTGCCGGGTGATCTGGGACGGGTTGACGACCAGCCGGGCGGTCGCCGTCAAGATCACGGCTAGCAGGTCGCTGGCGATGCCCTCCGCCGTGAAGCCGCGCCCCCGGGTGTGGTTGCGGGCGAACGCGGCGATCACCGGCAGGTGCTCCTCGGCCAGGGTGACGAGGCCCTCGTCGTCGCCCCGGCCGAGGAAGTTGACGACGTCGTCGCCGCTGATCCCGACGGGGTTCGGAATCGTGTTCGTGCTGAACGGCACGACTAGCCGCCGGCGACGCCGGTCGCAATGACGACCGACTCCGGGTAGAGCGGGGCCGCGTCGTAGCGGGCCTGCACCCGGATGCCGACCTGGCCCGTATCGGCGTACCGCTCGACGAGCACCTTGACCTCGGGGGCGATGTCGCGGGCGACGGCGTACATGGAGGGCGTCCACAGCACGATCTTCGTGGTGCCCGCGCCGGTGCCCGTGGTGGGGATGCGCGGGGTGACCTGCACCGGGTAGCCCAGCAACCTGAACGCACCCTGCTCCGTGACAGAGGGCATCATCAGGTAGCCGCCGCCGGCGTCCTTCGTCTTCCGCAAGCTCTGGAACACGCCCGGCGTCATCAGCCAGCGGGCCGCGGTGGCGTCGACGTTCGCGGTGAGCAGCCGGCCGATCATGTCGTAGAGGACGTCGAAGGTGGCGGCCCCACCGACGGCCATGGTCTGTACGCCGGGCTGGTTGAGCAGCCCTCGCGGCCGAGTGCCGTCGGTGGTGGTGCCGGCGATCAGCTCGGTGTCCAGCGCCGCGGCCACGTCGTTGACCAGTCGCGCCTTGAGCACCGCGTCGAGGGCGACGATCGACTGTCGCAGCAGCTCGTCGGACACCTTCGTGATGACCTTGAGGCTGCACATCTGCTTCGGGAGCAGCGTCAGCTCGCCGAAGGTCACGTCGTCGTCCGGGATCGCCTGCGCCTCGCAGACCCACGCCGCGCCGGTTGAGCCGGTCAGCCGCGGGATGCGGAGCGTGTTGCCGCCGGCGGTGTCGAAGATCCTCGGGCCGCTGGCCAGGAAGACGCTGGCGGCCTGCAACGGCTGCAAGAGCAGCGCGGCGACCTGAGTCTGGGTGAGGACGCCGCCGGCGGCGAGGGTCTGGGTGTTCTCGGGCATGACGACTCCGACGAAAGATCCGATGGGGGATCACGTCGGCACCAGGCCGTCCGTGCAGCGGGCACCAGGCCCGAAGATCAGGCTAACACGCGACCGGGTGTCCATCCGGGCATACGCGCGCGCCGTGAGCCGTGACGAGAAGTCCGTCCGTACTCACGTGAACGGCTTCGCCGAGTTCACTGCGGGCGGCACCGCCCGCACCTTGGACGAGTGCATCGAGCGGGCCAACATGGGCGCCGAGACGGTGGCCGCGACCGACGGCCGTCGCCGGCGGAGCCGAGCCCGACGGCGGCGGCAGCCCGCGCCATCACTCGTTGAGCGCTGCCTCGACGGCGTCCAGGTCCATACCGAAGGATTCGCCTGCGACGATCGTGTTGTAGTTCCGGTCGACTAGCCAGTAAGTGCCGAAGTCGGGAGCCCGTGGGTCACGGCGTCGACTCTTCTGCAAGATCAGGCCTTGCCGCTGTGCCATGCGGCGTAGGCGGTTCTCTCGGACCTTCTCGGAATCTGCCATGCTGGAAAGCATACCACAAGCCATGCCCCAAGCCATGCCCCAAGCCATGCCCCAAGCCATGCCCGAGGCGCGGTGGTCCGCCGGCGAGCGTCAGCCCGTGCCCCGGAGCAGTCCCAACAGCGATACGCCCGGCTCGTCCGGGCGCACACCCTGGTCGACGCTGCCACTCGGGCGCCGGCTGGCCAAGTGCGGCTTGCGGACGAGCAGCGCGTCGACCGCGGCGCGGACCTTGGGCTCGTCGACCAGGCCGTCGTCGTCGAGCAGCTCGGCGTCGTACGGCAGGTCGGTGGCGTCCGCCAGCCGGCCGGTGGCGGCGGCGTAGGCCGTCACCAGCCGGGTCCGCAGCTCGTCGACCGGCTTCGCCTTCACCCGGTAGCCGGCGGACTCCTCGCGCAGCTGCTCGACGTAGGCGCGGTCGAACGTCTCGGACTCCTCCTCGGTGCCCGTGGACGTGTCCTCCGTGGTACTGCTGTCGTCGGTCCCGGTGGTCTCGGTCTCTGTCATCGGGGGGTCCTCTCGGTCGGGATCTGGTAGCAGCTACAGCCCTTGTGCCGGGCCATCGGGGTGGACGGCGACAGGACGGCGCCGTCTGCCAGCGACGTGCATAGTGGGCACGGCTTCGGCCCGGTGCCGCGCGTCCAGCCGGGCACCCGGCGCCGTTGCATGCCGCGCTGGAACGTCGCCGAGGCGGCGTCCAGCGGCTCAGACCGGGCCATTCGCGCCACCATCGCCCGCTCGGCGGTCGCCCGCTCAGCAGCGGCCGCACCGGGCAGGGCGAGGCCGGCGGCCCGGTCGAGCAGCGTCGGGATCGCGGCCGCCAGGCGGGGCCCGTCGTCGGTGGGCAGCAGCCCGAGCGGCGGAATGACCTTCCCTAGCTCCGCGGTCAGCACGGCGCTCAGCGCCAGGTCCGCCAGCGTCACCGCTCGGGCGTTCGCAGCGGCGATCACGCCCGCGGCCAACGCCTTGAACTGCGCGTCGTTGAGCTGGCCGGCCTCCCGACGTTCCCACAGACCGACGACCGCCGCTTCCGCCTGCCCGGACAGTTGCAGCGCACCGTCGCGGTAGCGCAGCAGCAGACGATCAGCGGCCACGTGCGGTCAGCTCCTCGGCGAGCACGGTCGCCAGCTCGGCAGCCTCGAGGTACAGGGCGGCGGCCTGCTCCGCGCGGCCGAGGTCGACCGACAACTTCGCCGCCAGCCCCCTTCGCAGCAGCTCGAGCGGCCGGTCGTCGGTCGGCAGGCAGCCGGTCACGGCGCCAGCACCGCAGCGAGGTCGAGTCCCGCGCCGTCCAGCGCCGCCGTGCGCCGGGCGACCCGCTCGGCCTCCCGCTGCTCCGGTGTGTAGCCCAGCTGGTCGAGGGCGCCGTCGACGCTCAGGATGCCGGCCCCGACGAGCTTGCTGGCGGCGTCCGCGGCCTGCGCCACCGTCGGGGTCTCCGGGTCGGACCAGACCGGCTCGACGTCGTCGAGGTCGGAACGCGGCTTGCCGTCGGTGATCTCCGCTGCCAGCCGGATGAGCTCGGCCCATGGACCGGTGAAGGCGCGCTGCCGGGCTCGGGCTCGAGCGGCCAGCCCAGCCTCCCCGGCGCGCAACGCCTCCGCACTGGCCGGCTGGTTCATGGCGATCCCCACCATGGAGGGCGGGAGCTGACTGAGTGCGGCCACCTGGTGCACCAGCGCCGAGATGGCCTCGGTGTAGGGCGTCAGGCTCATCGGGTCGAGCTGTCCGACCATGGCGTCGGTGCGGTTGCCCTCGAGCTGCCAGACCCGCTGGGCACCCTCGACGAACGGGTTGACCGGGTTGCCCTCGTCGTCCTCGCTGATCTCGACGCCGAGTGTGTACCGGCGCGGCCGGGCGCCGAACTCGGCCGACACGAGCATGTCGCTGGCGAGCTTGCAGATCGCGTCGACCAGCGGCTCGACGTCGGCCATCTCGGAGACGCCGGCCAGGGCGCCCACGGCCGGGCGGTTGACCAGGTCGATCACCGGCACGACGCCGAGCGGGTTCGCCAGCGTCTCGACGACGGTCCAGCCCTCGGCCGGCAGCTCGGCACCAGCGGGCACGTTGGACGCCGTACGAAGCCGGCGGACGGCGTGCGGGCCGTAGAGGACGCCCCACCCGTAGCCGGCGCCCTGCCAGCGCTTGAGCGCCGCCGAGCGTTCGCCGGTGGCCGGGTCGTAGGCGACGACGGTCTGCGCCGGGCTCTCCGGTCGGATGCTGACCCCGCGTGTACCAGACCACACCGACACCGGGCACCGGCCGTAGATCAGCGCAGCCCGCGTCACCTGGTCGCTGCCCTCGACCATGCCCGTGCGCTTCCAGGTCCGCCAGAGATCGAGGTCCGCCGGCGTACCGCGGCCGGTGTTCCAGCCCTCGATGCGGAGCCGGTCGGCCAGCACGTCGACGGCCAGCCGCGTCAGGTTGACCGGCAGCTTGAAGATGCGGCTCTTGAGCGCCTCGACGTCGGCCGGGGCGATGAAGGCGAGCGGCTGCCCGCCCGCGTAGTACAGGGCGTGCGCCCGAAGCGGCAGCTGTGCGTCGTCCAGCGCCTGGGACAGGGCGTAGATGGTCTCGTCGAGGTTCACCAGCTGATCACTCTCTGTCGGGGCCGGGCACGGGCGGCGTGCCACGCAGCCCGGTCGAGGGCGACGATGGCCGCGACCGCCGCGTCGATCTTGCGGGGACTGCCACGCCGGTCTTTCACGATCAGGTCGCCGTGCGGGCTCGGCTTCGCCACGCAGTGGCCGACGTGCGCGGCCAACCGGGAATCGCCGTCGTGGGAGACGGTGCCGGCCGCCACGGCCTGGTACGTGCGGTCGGTCGCCGGTCCCATTCGGCTGGCAATGTTGGTCGGCCACTCGAGCACCCGGTCCTCACCGTGCCGCACCGCCCACGCTTCGATCTCGCTGCGCCAGCCCCACGGATCGCAGGCCATCTCGACCACGTCCCAGCGGTCGAAGGCGGCGGCGACGGCCTGGTCGACCTCGGCCCGCGGCACCCGCCAGCGCAGGTCGCCGGGGTTCTCCCACAGACCGACCACGAACAGGTGAGGACTGTTGCCCATGGGCAACGTGCAGCCGATCAGCGCGGTGGAGTCACCGGACGCGGAGCCGTCGAAGGCCAGCACGATGCGCTCGCGGTCGGCGACGACCCGGGTGAGGTCGACCAGCGCGGCCCACTGCTCCCAGCCGATCCAGGCCGACTCCGTCTCCGTCCACTGGCCGAGCCGCAGCCGGCGGAACGTGCTCTCTCGGGTGGTCGCACGGACGGCGGCCAGGGCATCGGCGGCGAGGAACGGGTCCGGGTCGGCCAGCGCCGGGTTGGCCGCCCGCCAGACCGCCGGGTCGTCGATGTCGGCGCCCGCCGGCGCGCCGTACTCCCGCAGGTAGAAGCTGGGGTCGTCGCCGGCCCGGCCGTGCTCGACCAGGGACCACATGACGGAGTCGCGGCCGGCCGCTGGGGTGGAGATCGCCAGCGTGAGGGACTCCGGGCGCTTGCCGGCCGAGGTCGTGGCGGCGTCCCAGACCTCCGCGGTGACGACGTGCAACTCGTCGACGATGAGCAGCGACGGGTCGTGACCGTGCAGGGCGTCCGGCTCGGCCGGCAGCGGCAGCAGCAGGGCGTCGTTGTGCGGGACGTAGAGCCGGTCCCGGAACGGCTGCACCCGTTCGGCCAGGCGCGGGTTGAGCTCCACCATCCGCCGCGCCAGCCGCAGCGTGATCTCGGCCTGCCGCTGGTCGCTGGCGACGATCAACGTCTCGGCGGACGGCGGGCCGACGAACATCTCGGCCAGGCCGAGCATCGCCGCCAGGGCCGTCTTGCCGTTGGCCCGCGGGATGGACACCAGTGCAGTCCGGACGCCGGGGGCGTAGGCACCGGCCACGATCTCGCGCTGGAACTCCCGCAGCCGCACCGGCTTGCCGGCGCCATGACCGCGAGGCACCCGGCAGTACCGCTCGATCCACGCCGCCGTACGGCTCGCACGGTCGGCGGGCAAGCCCCGGGTGGACAGCGGCGGGACGGTGACCTCGCGCTTCGGGCCGGCTCTCATGCGGCCTGCCCGTCCGCTCTCAGTCGGAGGCGGGCTCCGGACCGGCGTACTTTAGGGAGAGGAATTCCCTCCTGCGCCCTCCGGTGGACACGACTTGCAGTGACAGTCCGTCGTAGCGGTGTCGCGCATCCGTCACCGGGTCGCGAATGACCAGCAGGAATACGTCGGCAGGTGCGGTGACCGTCAGGCCATCGTGCGGTCCTCCCAACAGCTTGTAGGGGACCGCGGGGTTTGGCTCTGAGAGTCCCTCGTCCATGGCGCATCATCCTGCCATCGCCTTGGGGCGGGGTCTGTAACGCACACTCTGCCTGGTTCGCGGGCACCGGCGTTCTACGTCGAGGGTTACCCCCCGTGGGTACCGAGGCGGACCGACGAGCACCGCGGCGGTTGTTGCACCCGGCGCAGACGACATCGACGTCGCGCAGGGTGAGCCGCTTGCCGGCGGCCACCTTCTCCCAGGCGCCCGGCAGGTGGTCGCAGGTCAGTCCGTCCGTCGTACCGCAGTCCGTGCAGAACGGCTGGAGGCGACGGGCACGCCGGCTCAGCGCGTCCCAGCCGCGGCCGTAGCCGCGCTGCCGAAAGCTGCCACGCGCCGCGTCGGTGCGAGCGTCACGCTCGGCCTGGCAGGCGGGGCAGCGGGCACCAGGTGCCGGGGTGCCGCACTCGAGGCAGGGCCGCATCACTCCGCGAGCCTCAGCCCGGCCAAGATGTCGAGCGCGAGGTCGACGTCCTGGCCGTGGTGGTGATCGAGGACGCAGGCGAGCAGTCGCACGAGCTCGTAGTTCAACGCCTCGAGGTCGGCGCACTCACGCAGAACCTCCCAGCCCGCCGTGTCGCTGCGCAGGTGGGCACGGACCAGCGCGCAGGCGTGGCGACGGACGGTGGCGGTCGGGTCCAGTTCCATCAGCGGGCCATCCTTCGGAGGGTGGGGCAGGTCTCGTCGTGGGCCACGACGAGGACAAACACACCGGGCGCCTGCTCGACCAGGTCGCTGGTGCTGGAGCAGTCCGGGCAGTGGTAGGCGTCGGCGTACGCGGCGGCGAGCTGCGACGGGTCGGGCATCCTCTTCCTCTCTAACCCCCTGTTGCATCTGTTGCGTTCGTTGCGTTGGAGTGGAGAAACGCAACAGACGCAACGGACGCAACAGGGGGTAATACGTAGAGGCCCCGGCTCGGCTGCTCTAGCCGTTCGGCCTCGCGGAGCCGAGACAGGTACGCGCGGGCCTGCGCCTCGTTGATCCCCACGGCCGCGGCGACATCCGCCGCGCGCACGCCCTCCGGGTGCTGGCGGGCGTACTCGAGGATCGCGGTGGAGCGGTCGCCGAGCGCCGGGTCGACGGGCGGCCGGTCGAGCAGCATCCAGGCGCCGCCCACCATGCGAAGTGCGTACTCGGCCTCCTCCACGTCCCGGCCGGTGACCTTGAGTCGGCCGTCGTCCTGGCCGCGGGCGCGGTCCAGCACGACGATCGTGTCCGCCGCGCCGGTCAGCCCCGACGTGCCCGACACGGCCTCGACGAAGTCAGCCGCCGCCATCTGCCGGGTGTGCGTGACGGCGACCAGCGCCACCCGGAACTCGTCGGCGACCTCCTTGAGCTTCGCCCCGACGGCGTAGTCCCAGTCGTAAGCGCCGCGGTGCCGCGGCTGAGGCGGGCGGATGCGGGCGAGGGTGTCGATCACAATGAGCCGGACGTCGGGGTGGGCACGGCAGTAGGCCCGGAGCAGGTCGATCAGCCGGGCCGGCTCGAGCAGTCGGGTGACGTACTCGAACGCCGGCGGGATCGGCTCCTTGCCGAGCAGGTGCTGCGCCCTGGTCTGCAAGCGGCGGTCGGAGTCCTCCAGCGCCAGGTAGAACGACCGACCTTGCAGCACCGCGATGGCTCCGAGGGCCCGTCCGCCGCAGGCCACCGCGAGACAGCTGTCCAGGGCCAGCCAGCTCTTGCCGCGCTTCGGTGCACCGGCGAGCACGGTGAAGCCCTCGGGGAAGATGCCAGGCACGGCGTAGCGGAGCGGCCGGAGATCCAGACCGGCGAGCTCGGTGCCTGACCGGATACAGTTCAGCAGGCCGTCGGGGTCGGCCTGCCGCAAGGCGTTGCCCGCCAGCGCGTCAGGGTCACCGGGGAAGTCATCCGGTCGCGTTGCGTTGGCCGCGGCGATCCGCTCCGCCGCGCTCAGCATGCCCACCGACCAGCTGGCGCGAGCGGGTCGCTGGCGCCGTCCTCGAGCGGCTCGAGCCGACGGCTGAAGGCGATCCGGCGTCGCCAGGCGGCTTGCCAACGCCGGAAGTCGGCCTCTTTGCGGGGGTCGCGATAGATCGGGTGACGCGGTCGCTCGTACACGGTGACCCCTGACGGGGTGGCGCCGGGCACGGCCCGACTGGCGAGCCGGCACGGCCGGCGCTCTGTACCCGCAGGCCCGGCACCGCCGGGCGATCTGCTGGGGGGATCGTACAGGTCCCGGACGATCATGCGGCATCACCTGGCCCGCGAGCGGCCTTGGAGTCGAGCCAGGCTTCGACATCACGACGCCGATACCGGACGTGCCGGCCGACCCGGATGCCGGGAGGGCCGTCGCCGCGGCTGCGCCAGCGGTAGACGGTGGCGATCGGGACGTCGAGGTACTCCGCCAGCGCGGCTGGCGACAGAAGGTTGTCCGGCACGACAGGGCTCCCGCGAACACCAACAGCACGCTGGCCCGCCGCGAGGCGGGCGGTGCTGCCATCCGGACGCGCGACAGCGGTGCTGTCGCGCGTCCAAGGGGGCCGGCCACCGGCGGGGCTTGGTCCCCGTACGCCGGTGCCCGCACAGACTATCGCGCGTCGGTGCGCACGGACGCCGACACGTCGGGAATGATGCGGACTAACAGCAGAGGTCGGGATGGGAGAACCGGGTGGGCAGCATCGCCAAACGATCAGACGGCAGGTACCGGGCACGGTTCCGCGACCCGGCGGGCCGGGAGCATGCGAAGCACTTCGGCAAGAAGTCAGACGCCGAGAAGTGGTTGATCGCGACCGAGACGTCGAAGCTGACCGGGGAGTACGTGGACCCGCGCCGCGTACGGACGCTCTACGGCGACTGGCGGGCGCAGTGGTGGGACACGACGCTCAACCTTCGGCCCTCGACCCGCGCCCGTGACGAGACGTACTTGCGGCTGCACGTGGCGCCGACCTTCGACGGCCTGCCGCTGGCGAGCATCGGCCAGCTCGAGGTCCGCCGCTGGGTTGCCGGCCTGTCGGCCAAGGGCCTCGCCCCGGCGACCGTGGTGAAGTGCTACCAGCTGCTGGGCAAGTCGCTGGCGGCCGCGGTAGACGCCGGGTACATGGCCCGTACGCCGTGCCGCAATGTGCCGCTACCGCGGGTGGAGCGCTCAGAGATGCGCTTCCTGACGCCGGCGGAGGTCGCTCGCCTCGCCGACGCGACGCCGCCACGCTGGCGCGCCCTGGTCCTCGTGGCCGCGTACGGCGGCCTCCGCGTCGGGGAGCTGGCCGGACTACGGCGGAACCGAGTACATCTGCTGCGCGGCACGGTGGAGGTCGCCGAAGTCATCGTCGAGGTTCGCGGAGTTCTACACAGCGGGCCGCCCAAGACCCGCGCCGGTCACCGGGAGGTCGGACTCCCCCGGGCCGTCATGGCGTCGCTGGTCGAGCACCTCGAGCGGTACGCCGAGCCCGGGCCGGCCGGCCTGGTGTTCGTCTCGGCGTACGGCGGACCGCTGCGGGTGCCGGCCTGGCGGCGTCGGGTGTGGCAGCCTGCGACAGTCGCCGCCAGCCTCGAGGGGCTACGCATCCATGACCTCCGGCACACCGCGGTGGCGCTCTGGATTGCGGCCGGTGCCAATCCGAAACAGATCGCCACCCGCGCCGGCCACACCTCGGTGAGCTTCTCACTCGACCGCTACGGCCACCTGATGCCCGGCCACGACACGGCGCTGCGCGAGGAGCTCGACTCGATGTACGTGGAGCCCGCACCGGGCGCCACGGTGACCCCTCTCCGGGGCAAGATCAACGGAAGTGCGGACTATTTGCGGACTAGCGCCGATCTTGGGGCCGGGTGA